GGTTGATTATATTTATTCAACACTTGCGATTTGCTTCCACCTTTTTTGGCTTGTTCCATCGCTTCTTTTTCATCTTCTAGTTGTTTTATGAGTCTTTTAACGAACCAAGTTCTTAGACCAACAGGAAGATTATAAGCTTCAGTTAAGCTCCAACCACCACTATAATGTAAAAAGAAGAATTGTTCATAAACATTCTCCATATATTCAGAGGTCAGGCCAAAAGAAATCCGCAGTAAGCGGAACCTCCATTTCGGTAGCATTACCGCACTCAGAACAATCGAAATCTTGAATTAATTTAACATTTGGTGCAACGCAACGATAACCAAATCTTAAATGCCTAGAATCTCTAGAGGGAAGGTTTTGCACCACTTGTCTGGTATGTACTCCAAGTTCGGTGTCATTAATGGATTTTAGAATGTAACAAAGTTGACTTGTGATATTTTTTTCTGCTTTCTTACTTTTCTTGATTTTTTCCATTTCAGCGATGTATTCTCTCTCTTGAGCGCCAGTCATTAATCCAAAGGTAGCTTTATACCCAGAAACAGGGAGCATTATTTCGAATTCTCCTCCCTCTAGTTCTTTTACTTCAATATCTTCTCTTTCGATTTCTCCACCATAATGTACAACTGGTTCGCTAATATCAAAACAAAAGCGTGACTCGGTATTACAAGAAGGACAACGAACTTTTGTATCATACTCAGCACCATAGCCAGATATTCGAGCCGCAATAATAATCGCGTTACGATCACCAACCAAAAGAGAATCACTATTTATTCTTTTGTCAACAATTAAGTTGCTAATAAGGCGATCCAAGACAACGCCTTTTTGAATAAGCGTTCTAGAAGTTAGTAAGTCTTCTTCTTTAGCCGTCATGTGCCTAATTTCTATGGTCTGTTGTCCATGAAGGGGGTGTCCTTCTGGATAATATCGACCCTCTGATGGTAGTTCTACAAACTCTGTCGGAACTACGAATGAAAAGCCCTCTGGTGGGGCTGCATTGACCGGGGGAGTCGTGCTCGAATCTCTATGACCCCCAATCCGGTCGCTATTTCTTCTACTCAATTTTCACCTCTCGTTAAAAAACTCTATCAGTATCTTATCAGGTTGTTGTGGTTCCAGTTGTGTAAGGAACACCCTCATACTCAGCCCAATCATATTTTAGAGTGATGCTGTACTCTGTTAGATCATCATTCGAGTAATCTAAATCACCAAACTTGATTTCAGATAGAAAAGCGTTATAAAGCGTCCACTGCTCTAGCGGATTACCATCGTGATCCAACTGGGTTACTAGAACATCACCAATACCACTTACAGCTTTGGTCTTGGAAATAGTCACGAAGTCATTTGGATTTGAAGCTGCGCTAGGAATAGAATAGCCACTCGTTTTTAGAAGAGTTGCCAAGCCATAAGCCAAGCCATTATCAATCGCGGCTGTGTCACCATTTTTCGGGCCGGGATCAACCATGGTGATTGTAACGTCGTTCCAAGTAACACGACCGGGAAACTTAAATGTATGATTTAGATAGCTGTGTGTTGTTTCTCCTAAAGAGAAAGAAGGTTTGTTTGCTGTCTTAGCATAATACAGCATACTCTCGCCGTATCCAGTTAGTGTTCCCATATTGGTAAACTGAACGTGGAATCTAAAATTTCTTTTAGGGTTATTTACGCCCTGCCCACCATAATCATTAGTCCAGAAACTCATTTTATATGTTCTCCTTATTTATTAATACATAGTAACTATTTGATTTTATCAATCGTCAAAAGACGCACCTGTGGAAGCAATAACAAAGTCAATCGCAATATACTCAATGGCTCTTGCTGGTTTGACCATGATCTTAGCATACATGATGTTCTGATCGATTAGATCTGGTGTAGTAGTATTTTTGTCTAGGTATAGGCGGAAATCGCTAATACCGCCACCAGCCTGTGTGTTAGCCAATAGTGGTCTAACCTGCGCCTTGAAACGATTCCAAGTTGCCTGAATATTCTGCTCGAATAGGAGATTAGAAGAGATAATGGAAATCTGCTTTTTGAGGTAGATAACCAAACGTCGGACATTGACTCGATCTAGAGCAGAATCGCTTTCCTGTAGAGTCTTCTGACCGAAGACTACAATACCCTCAGATGGGAAGGAAGCGATTGGGTTGATACGCGCTTCGTATAGACGATCACGATCTCTGGAGGATACACGCTCAGTTACGCCATCGATTGGAATACCAGCAGCGCCGTTGGAAAGACCACCGCGATTGAAACCTGCTGGAGCAAACCAGATAGCGGAGGAAGCCTCAGAGGAAGCGAGAACACCCATCATAGCAACTGTTGGTGGAACCCAAACCTGCTGTGCGGTATTGGCATCTACGGTGCGAACCCAAGGATAGTAGGTAGCGCCGTAAGAAGAATCTAGACGACGTAGCTTGAGAGCGTTAGCTGCCTGTGTTGGTGTAGTAGCAACTCGTGCGCTCTTTGCTCTGTAATCCTCGTGAGTTGGGACATAAACGTTTGGAAGATCGATTAGAGCCAAAGCATCTGCTCTCTCTTCGCAAGCACGAACCATACGCTCTGTTAGAGAGTTCTGAGTTAGACCGGGAATCGCCATGAGGTTCATGTTGATGAAGTCTGGATCAGATACGGTATCGATTGCGCGACGATATGTATGATAGATGTAACTGCTGTCTTCGGTAGAAGAAACAGACATACCGGTATTGTACATTGGGTCTGGCTTAGTAATGTCAAAGCCATCAAAACCACCCCAGAATGGTGCGGTGAACTTATTGATATCAGCATCTAGAAGAGCATTAGTTCCGGAAGTGGCTGTATAACTGGTTTCGCCTGTTCTAGAACCGCTGGTGTAAGCCCAGTTATTGACACCGGAGTACACAACGTTATCCATAGTGAAGATATAAGAATAATCATCCATAGCGTTGTCAGAAGTTGGCTCACCAGCAGCGCCATTTGTGCCAACCATGCTGGTGTTCCAGAGACGATGTACATCAAAGATACCTGCTTGACCGCCGACTGCTGCTGTGGTTCTGTTGGTATCGATACCAAAGTAACCATTGATAGCGAGAGAAACACCGCCATCAGTAGCGCTGGCCTTGAGACGAGCAGATGGGAATGCGAAAGAAGCAGTACATTGTGCGAAAGATGAAGATAGGGTACGACCTAGGCCAGCTTCCCCGGTTGTATCGGTATAGCCGGGAAGACCAGTTCCTAGAACCATGTATCTATTTGTGATTTTACCGCTGGCTTCGACCTGTGCGGATCCGGTTGCCTCTAGAGTAGCAATATTTTTGAGCTTTGGTGGGCCATAGTAGCCGAATGGCAGTAGGGCAGGTTCGGTAGCACCAGCGTCTACATCTTCGTTCATCTCGACACGGACATATCTAGACTGGTTGTCATAATCTCCGTAAGTCTTGAGTTCTTTGTTGGCGGCATCCCAAGAAGTGAACTTATCACCAATAATCTTGGCGATGTAGCTTGGAGAAGCAGGATTGAGGTTTAGATTATCGAAACGCTCAAGAACTACTGGAGAAGTATCGGAATCTAGAATACTGCGAACTACAATAGCGAAAGTTCCGTATGGATCGGATGTAGTGTTAGATTGACGAATATCTTCGATAGAAACCTTAGTATTCTTGTGTAGCCACTCGCCATGACCGCGACCGATTAGTCGGAATAGTTTCTTAGCATTTGCTGGGTTGTAAGAAGCAGCAGAGCCTAGATCCTGACCGATAAACCAACCAGTTGCGGCCTCAGTGGATGCAACACTCTTCATATTAGCTGGGCCGGTAGTAGCAGCGGATCCGGAAGCAAGACCAGCGATAACACCGACTAGGCGACCAGAAAGAAGACTAGCATCACGCATTTCCTGTTCGAAAGTCTCACCGAGCCAGTAATCCTCGTAAGAAGAAGCAGGGTAGAACGCACCAGCAGTAGAAGCCAACTGAGGGTTGGTGTTTAGAGCATCGCGAATATAACTGGTTGTGGAGTCTTCGTTCATGCTAATAGTGATGACTTTCTCACCATTGGTGTCACCGTTGATAACCAACTTGAAGTTACCATTAGCATCGCTGTTGATGATTGTAGAGGAGCCTTTTATATTTGCCTCGTTTGAAGGGCCGGCCAAGTTACCGGAAAGCTGAACCGAACCGCTCTGGACGTAAATAACAGCGGCTAACTGAAAAGCATTGTTTCCAGTATACTCGATTGCGCCGGCTGTACCTGATCCAGAAGGAGCAATAAATAGACCATAAGCACCGCCAGCGCTTGCGCCGTTAGTGAGTGCGACCTTATCGGTTTTCCAGCCAGCAGCAGCATCGCCACCATCGGAAGAACCCTGAGCGGTCTGCTGACCGAGAAGGCGAACGTAGGTTAGCGGAGCAACGTTGGCGTTTAGGAAAGCCTTGGCGGCATAGGTGCCGTACATTGGGGATTGGTAGTTCCCATCGCGGTAGATATCACCACCGCCATTTCCGGGTACTGTATCGCCGAACATCTCTACAAACTCAGAGTAGGACTGAACGGTAACTGGCTGCATCGCCAAGCCTCTGGTAGAACGACCTACAACCACTGGCGCGATTGCGGTAGAACTTGCTGGGCGAAACGAATTGTCGATCTCTTGGATGAAGACACCGGGAGATACAAACTTGAAATCTTTAACTGGCATTTAAAAAACTCCTTTTTACTTTTTATCTTGTTAGATAAAATTGGTTAATCACAGATAAATAGTAGGTCAGGAAACGAAAAGGTATTTTTACTTTTTCTTCAGGAAGTGATTTGGAAAAAACCTTCGTCATCTTCTTTCACAATGCCTTCCATTGGATATGTTATCTCAACAATGCTCTCATCTACTCTTACAATAGGGCGATCATCATTCTCGCCTTCACCAATCAAATAACCCAATACTCTGATTGTAATATCTGTTGTGAACATACGACTATCTTCGCCTAGGTTACCAACATTATTGCTTTGAGCGAATCCTTGGTCAATAAAAGCCTCATAAATGTGGCCGTCACGCTTCATAACAAAGGAATTTATTTGTCCTGTTCTTGCAATGAAGGGGGTAACCAACTGATTCATTTGCTGTTGATATTCTGTTTTCAAAGAAATTTTATATTCTACATTAACATAAACAGGAATAGGGATAGTGAGAGTTTGAACAACAATCTTTTTATTTACTCTCGGAGCATACTTTTGGGGAGTTCCTGATGAATCGACGTAGTTTGCTCTTCTTGTGTTACCTACAACAGCAAAGTTTCTGGTTTTATCCTGAACTATCCTCTTTGCCAAAACCATCCGACCTGCGCGACCGTCCTTGTCTTCAGAATATATGTTCGCTTGGAAGCCACCTTTTCTCGCAGGATCTTTTGTCATAGTAGTTCTTTCAATACTAATCAAAGGAAGATTGAGAGCACCTTTGCCGTCGCGCAGGTCTTTATCATTCTTTACTTGGAATGCTCGCTCCGGAGATTGCCACAATACAGGAACTTTTTTCCAGCCCTCATTGGTGGTCGCTGATAGTTTTAGATCGTCTGTAAGCCACTCTGTAATGGCGTAATCAATGGTTTCTAAGGTAGATGCCAGCATACCAATCTCAGATAGTTTGAGTTCAGTGCCGGGTGGGATCATAGCAAAATCAAAATCTTTAGGTAGCATCAAACATCCCCTTACGCGCTCTCTTACACAAAGCAGAGATCTCAAACTCTCGCTGTGCTTGTCCGAACAACAAGCGAGACTGTGTGAGTTTCATTATCTCATAATAGTTATCATTGTAAAGAACAAAATCGCCTTCTCTTACAAAGTTATCCTGATCTTCTTCTAAACGACGCTTATGAAAATGAACTGTTATCTCCCAGTTCTTATCTACACCAGCACCTTCCATATATGCTGTACTGAACTCAGTGTTCTCAACTAAAGCATATACACGGACAGGAGGCAAGAAAGTTTTTTCTATTGCCTCTCCGTATAATGGATGAAAGTTGGTTGTCTCCAAGTCGATGGGATAATATAATAACTGCTGGCCGATGACCTTTTCGATAAGTTCATCATTGACTTGCTTGACAAGATTTCGCTCCTTCTCTCCCAAGAATAAGGGAGGTGGTGGCGATGCTGGTCTTTCCCATTCGTTATCAGCCATTTAGTTACCCCACGAATATTGGTAGCGGAGATTGTTTGAGAGCATTCGCAGCAGCCTCCGAAATTTCTGCATCGGCTTTGGAGAGATCGATATATCTCATTCTCTGTAGTGTTTCGTTCAGACTGTTCTTTAACTGGTCTTGTTCTTCTTTCGCCTGAGATAATAGTTCGGAATAGTTTAGTGTTACGCTCTCGCCCGGAATAGGCACTGTCGTAAACTTCCCGCGAATCTGCCCAAGCATCTCTTTACAAAGTGCAAGAGCATACTTACGAATCCATTGCTTACCGATAGAGTTGATATTTGCATACGGCAAGTTATCGAATGGAATTGTATTAAAGTTATTAATACCTTTGACACCATCTGCAACATCTTCATTCTCCTCCCATCCATCACCTTGATCAACATAAAAGTTTACCCAGATGCGACTTAGAGCCGAATCAGAGAAAGCAAACTGATCTGGTGAAGGATAAAGCCTCAACATATTATTTTTGATTTCATAGGAATAATGAGAGGTTCTGGTATAAATGGAGTCCTCATACATTATTGCTTGCAATTTGTTCTGCCATGTTGGTATAATCTCAAATGTAGAATCATCAGCGAACTGACCATAGGTGGAATAGTTGCCTACAACACCAATGCCACCATAGTATCCATAAAACCTCCACATTGCTCTTGGAGATATATAAAACACTTTTGTAATGATGACTCTGTTTCTTCCAACTTTGCCAGCAAAAGGCACAGCGTTGCCAGCATCGTCTACACCAGTAGCAGAAGCACCAGAAAGAATGGTTTGTAAGTTATAGTCCTGAACACCTACAGTTGGTTTAAAAGATCCAGAATAGATTGGTACAGTTCCGCCAAATCCGGCAGATGTAGCGACAGCATCACCAACCTTTCTCGCATAAGTAAACTGGTATCTTGGAAAAGCAAGGTTGACGTTCTCAGGACCAGTTAATCTTTCTCCCTTATGATCGAAAGTTCCCGTTGTTTGGCCGAGAACATCGGAAAGAATATTCTCACTTTGATGTAGATTAACAATATAAGAATATTCTAATACCGCTTCTTCATATGCTGCATAGACATTAGCATTTGTAAGTTCAATATCAACAACATCTCCACCCAATTTCTTATAGACATAATCGACTTGTGCCGCTGCACCAGTCAAGAACTCATCTGTACTATTATAAACTCCATATGGCACAGCAGCCGCAACAGCAGCCGGATCTCCTGTCGAAGATAAGATTATAGCACTAGTCTGTGAAACTGGGTTGAGATTTGTTGGCATTTATATAAATATCCTTACGAAGATTTACGAGTTTTAGAAGAACGACGGCTTCTTGGGTTTTCTTTTACTACTTCTTCTACTTCAACAACTGGCTCTGGTTCTGGTGGAGCAACCTCAACAACTGGCTCAGGTGCGGGAGCAGCAGGTTGTGCTGCTTGAAGTTTTAAGTGTCTGCGTTTGCGTGGATTCATTTTAAACCACCTCCTTATAGTATACGCTGTAATAAATAGTTATAGAAAAATAAAAAGCCCCTCCGCATGGGAGGGGCTTAGAGGCTACCAATTATTTAAATCAGGAACCAGACTCGCCGAGCAAGCCGCTGACGATAACTAAACCGTACATATCAGGACGAACCATCTGCTTCGCATAGCGAGTCATAACGCCCTTACGTGGGACGAAATCTTCAGGTCCGAAGATTGTTGGTGTAGTCTGTAGTGGGACGTATGGAGCGTAGACATAACCGCTTTCGAGGAAAGAAGCGCCACGACGACCAACTAGGATTACGTTGCGTAGGAAGTAAGGATCAACGATAACGTCGAACTTCTTGCTTAGGGAACCAGCCTTGATAGCACCGATGGAGCCGCTCTCATCGTCGTGGGTGACGGAAGCGCGGAAACCACTGGTGAACTCAAGGATGTTTGCGACTTCTGGACCGCAGACGATGAAGTTAGCACCGCCACGGAGAGTCTTACGGTGGATCTGAGCGGAAACATCGTTGATGGTTTCAACGAGAGTCTCATACCACTCGGAGACAGTACCAGTGAAGTCAGGAGCGGCAGCAGAAGCGCCGATCTCAACACCAGTCGAACGGTTAACGAATAGACCGGGGCTACGGCTCCAGTAGAAGGTAGCAGCGGTTGCACCATTAACGAGGTCAGCTAGGATCTCACGGTCAATTTCTAGAGCGATCTGCTCAGAGAGGATACCAGTTAGCTCGACCTCTGCATCCAAGTTGTGGTATGCATTGAGATCCTGACCTAACTCAGGTGTCCACTTGGCCTTGAGCTTCTTGGTCTGAGCGGTAACAGCGATAGAATCAACCTTGATGTCGATCTCTGGGATGTCACCGGAACCTTCTAGACCCCACTGGACTTGGCTTACAACAGTACCTAGGGTAGAACCAGCAGCGATATTGTCCTTAATTGGGAAGGTCATGGTGATACCACCAGCGGGGGCTGCAATGGGAGTCTGATAAGAAACTTGTGCTTCAGTACCGAAGATAACAAACTCAACATTGGTTCCGTTTAGGTGGGTCAAACGACGAATCTGACGAGCACCAGCAGAAATACCGGTAAACTCGGCTACATTGGTAAGGTTAAAAGCAGCTAGGTTATCAAAGTCTGCTGGCTGACCAGTGGTAGAACCGGTGAGTTGAGCCTTTGGAATACTGATAACAGCAACACCATAAGCACCGCCAGAAGAACTAACTGCTAAAATATCTGGATCATAGAGCAGATAATCTCTGCGCTGTGAAGCACTGGATCCTGTTAGGGAGAACTGTGCGGCGACGGTACTACCCATAGCAGCACCAGACCCGGTTGGGGAAGCATATGCATAACCACGAGCGGTTGCAGTGCGCGGACCACCGAAGTCTTCTTTTAGAGTGGAGCCAACTAGATCAACACCACCAGTGATCTGAGAGCCGACCTGATTTGTACCGTAGATGGACTTATTATAAGTGTTACCCATGCGGCCAGCAGCACTATCAGTACCACCATTTAGGTCTGGCGAGAACACGAAGTCTAGGAAGAAAATGAGTCCTGCTGGGAGGCTCATTGGCTGAACGGAAACGAGATCGTTGGCGATGAGGCCAGCGAAAACGCGACGAACAATTGGGAAAGCGACAGAAGCAAAACCTTCAACATCGCCAGCAGACATAGAAGAAGACTCACGAAGAAGCTCCTTAGCCTGATTCTCAAGTAGACGAGCCATGCCGTGACGAGCACGCTCATCGGATAGACCCTCAAGTAGACCAGTGCGCTGCCACTTACGGAGAAGTGCAGTACCTTCGGCCTTCATATCACGATTGACAACACCTTCGGTCAATCTTTCAACAATACTAGACATTATATTATACCTCCAAGAATTTATTTAATGCCTGCCAACTGCTTCATTCGATCTGCGAATATATCAGTTGGCTCTTTTGACTCTTTGCGAGTCGCACGAATAAGTGAAGTAGGACGATTAATTGCTTCGCTCAATGATTTTGGCCCTCTCTGTGGAGTGGACTGCACTGTGCTTTGAAGTGTATTATAGATCGTTCTTGCTTCGGCTACCGAATCCGATTTCGAAATAGCTTCGACAATTGTTTGTTTTTGTCGCTCATTCAAGGAGGTATTTCTCAATACTCGATTGGTATAAAGTAGACGAGCATTGGAAAGGTTAATATCCTCAACACTTTCCTTTAACTCGCCAATCGCGGTTCTGTATTTAGAAAGTTCACTGGTGAGTTTCTTGTTCTCAAAAACAAGCTCTTCCTGTGCTTTCTTTAAAGTTTCTAGTTCCTGCTGAATATCAGTGGAGCGTCTGTGAGCCATTTCCAACTCCATTTGATGTGCTTTATCAGCAGCGGATCGTCCAGCCCAACCGGATAGCGTTGCGCCCATATCAACGGTTAGCTTTTCCATAATTGCATCTGTGAGAGCATCGAAGTCGAAGTCTTCTTCCATTGTGTCTGCGGCATCTTCGAGTTCGTCTTCGTCTTCCTCATGCTCTTCCTTTACAAAAGATGGGCGATTATCTTTTTTGTCTTTATCGTCCTTCTTCTTTTTATCTGGTTTCGCACTGAAACCCGGTTGAGGAGTAGGTGCTCTTAGTTCATTCATCTCGTCTTCTTCTTCGTCCTCTTCCTCTTCTTCCTCGTCGAACTCGTACTCTTCGTCGTCTTCCTCTTCCTCATCTTCTTCACCGCTGAGTAGTCGTCTTACCATATCAGCGAGGTCTTCGAGGCCATCGGAAAGTTCTTCGACATCTTCTTCTTCGACTTCAATTGTTTCCATGCTCTCGTTTAGACGACGAGCATGCTCGGCCAATGCGCCAAGGTCAAGGTTGATGGTCTGTGGTTGACCAGCAGTAGGAGAGTTACGCAACATGCTGTTGCCGTCAAGTTCACCCATATCATCTTCTGCTGCATAAGGAATCTCTTCAATATCTTCCGCGAATGGATCATCGGTGCTAGCAGCGCCATCCGGAGCGTCCTCGTTCATATCACCGCCTAAATCCAAACCTCCCTCCTCTTCTTGTTCCAAAAGAGTATTCAAAGTCTTGCGTACTTCGTCGGAATACTTATTGATAACTGCGTCTTCTGCATTCTTTAATGCTGCTTCTCTGAGAGATTTGGCATCGATAATCGCCTGTTCGAGTAAAGTGGGCATAAAATTCTCCTATTTTACGAAAATAAATAGTATTGTATAATACTAAACGAAAAAATGTGTATTACTTTTGTGGTTATGTATTCAAAATCAGTATTCTTCTTTTGAAATAAAACTTTTCATCAGCACCACCAGTAATGGTTGTTCCATCTAATTGAGTTCCAATAGCAACAACTTCATATAAATCTATACCCGTGGTTATCTGACCAATAATTCTTGATGTTGCGGTTGCTCGACCATCGGAGTTTCTTATAGCAGTGACTCCTTGATGTCCTTCTCTTCCATAAAGAGTGTGGGAACATAAAGCTTTATTATCTCCGCTGGTCGCAACAGAGTTCGATGCGGCAAAGTTTCCGACCATATAAATAGGAGTCGTTCCGCCTGATCTGGTATAGCCGCCACCAATCATTTGGATTGAAGAAATAACAGTTGATGTTGGATCTAAACAAATACCGTGGGTTACATTGCTGGCGAAAGCCGATGCTGGGGTTCCATGTTCTACATAAGTGTGAATGGCTATAGAATCATCAGAAGTTGCTCTCACACCACTAATAGTTAGTGGACGATACCATCTGGGACCCGTAAAGTTTGCTCCATTGTAGTTTCGATAGTCATTACTTCCCGGTGAGATCCCATTGAAAGTGATAGTGTGAACTCCATTAGCATCGATTGAAACACTACTTACAAACCCTTGTGTATCCTGAAGAGTCCAACTTCCATCCGTCAAATCTATAAGTTCGTCTAATGTAACTGCTGCTGGATCGATATCATCATCGACAATCCATTCGCCGTTTCTCAAAAATAAATCTGACATCAGTTAGTTCCTATGATAAAGTATTGACCGACACCATCAGAAACAATTGTGGCTGCTCCCCAGTTATTTGTGATCTTTAGACTGGAAGCACCATCGATTTTTTCTGAGCCGGAAGGTTCGATAACGAGGTTATTTACACTTCCACTTCCGCCGACATCTTTGAAAACCAGCCTTTGTCCTGAAGACAAACTGGAAGCACCGGGAAGTGAAGCAGTAACAACTGAACCAGAAGTAGAGACTCCAACAACATCATAAGTGTTGAGAACATTGAAACTGGCCGTGAAGACGTTGATAGATGTGCTGGAGCCTCCAACACCAGATAAGTTACTTCCATCTCCATAAAGTAAAGTACCGGAAATGGCTCCATTAACAGTTAAGGTATGTGTGGTGGTAGTAGTGTTGATACCAACTTGATTTGCTGATGCGGAAACATAAATTGTGTTATCCTGCACCGATTGATCGCTTTCGTTACCAATAAATATATAACCCTTATCCAAGTTTGGTGTAGCGTTTGTTCTGCCTGCTCCACCAACTCTAACGCGACCGCTGGGTGAGTTCTCAACTACCTTACCGATATTTTGTATTAGATTTCCCGATCCAGTTGGAGCAGAATTTGTTAAGCTACCCGATACACCACCGGATCCAGTTTGAATAAAAAGAGTATCGCCCAGAGAGAAAGCACTGGTATCAATAGAGTTTAGTGCTCCGAATGTAACAACTCGACCTGTGGATCCATTTGTTATAGTGCCATCAGCAACCAAGCCAAAAGCAGGCATTTTATTACTATCATCACATGCCGCAAGAGCAACTGTTGGATTACCACCACTGATTCCCTTGATATATACTGCTTGGCCTTTTGTAATACTGTCTCCCTCATCATTAACAACCGTCAAAGAGATACCACCATTTAAAAATTTAGCATATAGATTCTCATAACCTAGAGTTTCTTGACCGATATTGTACTGTTGATCAGCATTCGGCACAATATTACTAGCTGTTAAACTACCAGACACATAGATAGAGTTTGTAGCTGAGTTAAAAGTAAAGGATGGCGAGCCTCCAAAATCTCCGCTATTGTTATATTGTACTTGAGTATTAGATCCACCGGGAGAAGTAAAGGTCAAAGCACTTTGCATATATTCTTTGGCTGTATTGAAGTCTGTTTTCTTTAAGTTTCCGGCATCGCTGTTGTCTGATAACAAAATTACATCGGAACCCGAAACTCCTCCAACAAGACTCACTGCTCTTGATGGATCAACAGCCAAACCGTTCGCCAATGTAACATCTAGACCGCTAGTATTACTAGCAGTTACTTGTACTCCGGTAGCTGTTACCAATATGCCAGTTGAGCCGGAAACAGTTAAAGCCCCACCATTATTATAAAGACCATCTCCAATATTAATGTTTGCTGCCGAAACAGTTCCGATCAAGTTCGCGCCATCAATATCTACCAAATTTGATCCATTGCCGTAAAAGAAAGAAGCAGAAATAGTAGAAGAAGAACTAACATTTGGAACTGCTAGTGTTCCAGCATTGAAGG